CCAATCTTGGCGATGTGTATGAAGCAATCCACGTTGTCCAGGGCGAACTTGGATTAACAGGTGTAGCGGCGCAGGAAGGCGCGGAGACTTTCTCCGGGTCCATGGCGGCGATGAAAGCCGCGGCGACTAATCTTCTGGCAAACATGGCGCTTGGCGAGGACATCAAAGCACCGTTGTCGGCTCTGGCCGAAAGCGTAAAAAACTTTCTGGTTGGCAATCTGTTTCCTATGGTCGGGAACATACTGAAGCAACTCCCCGGATTGATCGGTGACGGCATGAAATGGGCGTTTGAAAACATACCGGGCATGATAGATTCGCTGATTGGATTTATCAACAACCTGACGCAGGGAATGACCGATAATAGCGGAAAGTTCAAGGATGCGCTGGTGGAAATCGGCAAAGCCGCGATGGAGATGTTTAAAAATATCGACTGGAAAGGTCTTGGCCTTGCGGTGGTGACGTTTATTGGAACCGCTTTGCAAATCGGTGGTCAGCTTATATGGAGCGCATTGAAGGCGATTGGCACAAAGGCAGCGGAGTGGTTCCGGAATGTTGATTGGGCCGGAGTAGGCCGGGCGGTGATTAACCTGATCGTGCAGGGGCTGTCTGCGCTTGGACAGCTCATTTGGAACGGTCTGAAACAGATCGGGCAGAGCGCTTGGCAAGGATTTGTCAGTATAAACTGGGGGGACCTCGGGAAAAGCATTATTGCTGGGATCATCAACGGGCTGTCCGCTCTTATCTCTAATTTATGGAATGCGTTACGGAACATCGCAAGTAATATCTGGAAAAGTTTTACAAACACAGATTGGTCGGTTATCGGCAACAATCTTGTTGTCGGCATTGCAAACGGTATAAACAGCGCGGGCCATTGGATTTGGGATACGCTGAAAGGATGGGCGCAGAGCGCGTGGGAAAGCGTCAAGAATTTCTTCCGTATCGGGTCGCCGTCAAAGCTGATGCGTGACAGTGTTGGAAAATGGATTCCGCTTGGTATGGCGGAAGGTATTGAGGACGAAGGCAAAGCAGTCGTGCAGGCGATGAACGACGTCGCGGCAGAAGCTACGGGAACGATTGACACAGATTTTAGTTATGCGGCAACGACTGACAGCATGGCGAACAATGCAACAGCCGTGCCGGATAATATAGCAATCAATATCTATCCGGCCCCTGGTATGGATGTCCGGGCCATTGCAGAAGAAGTGGAGCGCAGATTGGCACAGGTACAGCGGCAGAAACAGGCCGCGTGGGGTATGGCATGAGTTATATCGAGGAAAACGGATATTTTATTTTCGGAGGTGTGAAATCATCCGATTACGGCGTATGGATCAGCGGGGGCGGCACGTTTAACGCTCCCGCTCGCCGATACAAGGAATATGTCGTTCCAGGACGCAACGGGACGCTGACGATCGACGAAGGGGCATACGAAGAGGCGGAAGTAACCTATCCAGCGTTTATTGCGAGGGACTTTCCGGCCAATGTCGAAGCGTTCCGTAATGCCATTATGGCGCAGAACGGTTATGTACGCATGACAGACAGCTATCATCCGGATGAATATTATCTCGCGCGGTACATGACGGGTCTGGAAGTGGATACGCTTCCGGCCGGGAGGGGTGGCTCGTTCGAACTGACATTCCGGCGTGATCCGCGCCGTTTTTTGCTGTCAGGTGAAGAGCCTGTGACGTACCCCACGGAAAATTTATTGCCAGACAGTTATAATGGGTCAACAACTGGGGAAAGTATACAATGGCGAGAAATTGGCGACGGAACTGTTGCGGCATCTGGGCAAGCAGATCCCGGCGTTAACAACACTTTTTTCCTAGTACAAAATGACTCTCTACCATTATTACCGGGGGCAACTTATAAATTAACAGGAGGTCGAAACGCAAGTCTAAAGATTGTTTTACGACAATATATTGGCTCAGGGTATACGGTGCGCAGTGATGAGGGAAGCGGTATTACGTTTACCCATGTAGATGGCGCAACATATGATTGCTATATTTTGGTAGGCCCTGGGGTAAGACTTGCATATGAAGTGATTTTTAAACCTGCAATAAGAATAAATATTGACTATACAGTTAATAACCCGACATTATTCCCGTCGAAACCGCTGATCCGTGTTACTGGAGCGGGGACAGTAGGCATCGGAGACGAGACAATCACAATCACATCCGGGTACGATTACGTAGATATTGATTCAGAAATACAAAACTGTTACTGCGGAAATCAAAATGCAAATGCCGCTGTCACGTTTTCTAATCGAAAATTCCCAGAACTACAGCCGGGGTTAAACGGGGTCACTTTTGGAACCGGTATTGAAAGTGTGCAGATCACGCCTAGGTGGTACAGGATATGAAACCTATTTTATTTGATGGAAGTGCAACAAATTTTAACACGCAGGGAATTGGTGCGCTTTCTGACTGTATTTCAGCTCTTGTTACGGAACAGCGCAACGGCATATATGAACTTGAATTCACATATCCGATTACGGGTGTACGTTATGGAGACATTACGAAGGGACGTATTGTGGTTGTTTCGCATGATGAACGGAAAGATTTGCAGCCGTTTACCATCTATCACATTTCGCGCCCGATCAGTGGTGTTGTGACCGTCAATGCACATCATATTTCTTATGAATTGAGCAATGTTATTGTCGGACCGTATGAGGCGACCAATATCGGCACAGCGTTTGAAGGTTTCCATAGCTATGCCATCACGGACAATTCATTTACTTTTTGGACGGACAAGACTTCTGCCGGGACATTTAAAGTAGCGGCCCCGGCGTCTGTTCGTGCGCTTCTCGGTGGCACATCTGGATCTATCCTTGATGCTTTTGGCGGTGGTGAATATGAGTTTGACAACAAGACGGTTAAACTATATCAGCATCGTGGCCATGATAATGGCGTTACCATCCGATATGGTAAAAACCTGACAGATATAACAGCCGATACCGATGCGGGAAGTCTGTATAATGCCGTAATCCCATACTGGTCTAATGCAGAGGATACCATAGTATATGGTGGTATCGTGCAAGGGAATGGTGGGATTACGCGGGAAGAAATATGGACAGATGAAGGAAGTTTTCCGATTCAAGACGAAAACGGCGAAACAATCACTTTCCGTGCGTCTCTACGGCAGGTCGTACCGATGGACTTGTCTGGGGAATTTTCAGAGGCACCTACGGTCGCACAGCTTGAGGCACGGGCGCAGACCATTCTCAATAACAATGAGCCGTGGATTCCGAAAGTCAATATAAAGATTGATTTTATTGCTTTATGGCAGACGGAGGAATATAAGAATATTGCTCCGCTTGAGCGTGTGAGTTTATGTGATACCGTCACTGTCCAGTACGCAGAATTAGGCGTCGATGCTACCGCAAAAGTTATACGGGTTGTGTGGGATGTGCTCGCAGAGCGGTACAGCGAAATGGAACTGGGCGATGCAAAAACCAGTTTTGCAGATGTCCTTATGGCGAATACAGACGAACGGATTGACGGCAAGATAAAAGACTTGACGACGTATACGGATATGGAAAACGCCATAGCACACGCCACCGAGTTGATAACAGGTGGTATGGGCGGGCATATCGTATTTCTGTATGATGCTAATGAGCATCCGACAGACATGCTTGTTATGGACACGGACGATGTGTCAACCGCCGTGCACGTTCTTCGGATCAACGTCAATGGCATCGGCTTCAGCTCAAACGGGATACAGGGGCCCTATACGTCAGCCTGGACGCTGGACAGCCGATTCAACGCAGATTTTATTGTAGCCGGAACGATGAGCGCCGCACGGATTCACGGCGGCACGCTGGTACTTGGTGGTGTAAATAACGGCAACGGCGCGATTGTCGTATATGATGCGTCCGGGAATGTAATAGGCAGGTGGAATAACTCGGGCATTGAAATAAACGGGGGCATAATCCGAACATCTGATGGAGAGCGTACATCATCTATCGAATCCGGGTATACAAAATACTATACGGGCAATTTGTCTAATAATAGCCTGATAGGAAGTATAGGAACAAGGTCGTATCAAACCGAAGGATCTTATGGCTTGGAAATGGACATTGCCTATGACGTAGACGGGATAGGCTGGTATGCAAGCAAAAATGCGGCAAATACAAATTATGATCCAGTGCTTGTATATGTCCGAGATGGCGGGATAATATCATCGGGCGGTGTCATCGTAGATGATGCAATATACGCTAACAGGGATTTTGTTATTACTTCTGGCTATAATCTCTACGGGTCTGAAATAATGGAGTGTGAGCTAGTAGATTGCAGAATTGATGATCCTGTTTGGAAAATGGATTCGACTGATTATAACGGCGTCACCGCGAGCACAACGAAATTTATTTTGCCGACAGCGCTATCGAGCACTGGAACGATTACAAGCTACCGAAGAGACTGTCAAATGACATTTAAACACGGAATCTTAGTGCAGTGTACTTTGCCTTTATCGTAAGGAGGGAAAATGCAACCATTTAACATAAGCGTTCTACAGGCAAAAAACGAACTTACACATGCGGTCAAAACAATCGGTATAAAATATGATTTGCCCGGCATTGTAATTGATTTGATTTTAGCGGAAATACTTGCAGACGAACGACAGGCTCACTTGGCATTGATGTCAGAACAGTATGCGCAGAGGGGGGAGGAAAAGCAGAATGCAGATACACGATCTGAACACAAAGACACTGACTAATCCGGCGTATGTAGCGTTCGACGATGGCACGGACACGTACAAGGCAGATTTTAAAGCGGAAATTGATAATGCTGCAGCGAGTGCAGTTGCTGATGCTGATTTGACTGATAACACAGTGGCGTTTACGAGTGGTGATGCAGAAAGCCCGACAACATGGACAGCAGTAAGCGTGCTGACAAGCGGTCTGACAATCAAGGTGTTATTTAATCGAATATCTACCATGATAAAAAATGTGCGGTATATCTGGAACCTGCTTGGCTCATCATCGTTTTCCAATGTAGCAAGCACACTGACTGGGGCAATAGGCAACACAGCACTGCCCACAACGGCACAGACATTGTCGGGTGCAATAGCCGAACACGAGAGTGATATTAGTACACTAAACAGTAAGCTTACTTATTCCACAGGTACTTTTGCAAAGGCAAACTCAAATATTGGCACGGCAGAACGAACTATTTATACAAAAGTCGGAAGAATTGTTGTAGTTGACTTGACTTTCAATGTGGATACTACGATTACCGAATCAACTGCCACACTTTTTAATGGATTGCCGCCGGCAGAACGCACGACACGATTTAGGTTGCCACATGGCTATAATGCGTCTATGCCCACTTTGGTCTTATGTGTAACTACAACTGGGACGATCGCAAATCAGTGGTCATACGGTGGCGTCCAGACGGGGCAATGGGCTGGGCAGTTTGCTTACATAGCACAAGATTAAAAAATGACAATTTAATCTACTAACCGCATTTAATTAGTCGGGGCATCCCTTCGGGGGTGTCCTTTTTCATGCCCGGAAGGAGGCACAGAAATGCACGACATCATAATTGCCGTGGTCAGCTGTGGCGTGCTTAACGTCATCGTTACCGCTGTTATCGGGGCAGTAAATAACCGCAAGGGGCGGCTGAAAGCACTGGAAGACAAAATGGACAAAGTCTGCAAGGAGACAGAGAAAGCAGAAAAGGATGCTCTTAGAACACAACTGCTCCTGATGATCTCAGATTATCCGACCAACACCGAGGGCATTCTGACGCTCGGGCAGAGGTATTTCGGCGAGTTGCATGGCAATTGGTTTGCAACGTCAATATTCAATACATGGCTTGAGCAGAGCGGAACGGCTCGCCCGGAATGGTTCAAGAAGGAGGAATAGTATGAAGCTGAATGACAAAGTATATGAAACGCTGAAATGGTTGGTCATGGTGGTAGTTCCTGCCCTGACCACTTTTTATGTCGTACTGGATAAGACATTCGGATGGGGGTATGCCGAAACGGTCACCACAATCAGTGCGGCGGCTTGTGCGTGCGTGGGTGCAATCATCGGGATCAGCACGGCACAGTACAGAAAGGACGTGGCATAAATGAAATACAATGACCAGAACAGACCACTTGTCTGCATGATGAAGCAGTCCACCTGTTATAAAGGTACATACCTGTTCCAACCGAAGGGAGTGCTGTGGCATTGTACCGGGGCGAATAATCCGAACCTGTGGCGATACGTGCAGCCGGATGACAACGATCCGAACCGCGCGGAGCTGCTGCAGAAGATTGGCCGGAACGGTTATGGATCCGACTGGAATCATCAATACGTTTCGGCAGGTGTAAACGCCTGGATCGGCAAGGCTGCAAATGGTGAGGTTATGGCAGTCCAGACGCTCCCGTGGAGTTATGCCCCGTGGGGATGCGGTGGAGCAGCGAACAATACACACATTCAGTTTGAAATGTGTGAGGATGCATTGACTGACTCTGTATATTTCAATAAGTGTTACCAGGAAGGAGTGGAGCTGACCGCATACCTTTGTAAGCTGTACGGCATTGATCCGCTTGGGAGTATCTGGTTGAACGGCAGGAAGGTGCCTACAATCCTGTGCCACTACGATGCGTACAACCTGGGCGTAGGCACAGGGCACTACGATGTGTACAACTGGTTCAATAAATTCGGTAAGACAATGGACGATGTCCGGAACGATGTAGCGCGGATTCTGGCCGATGTCGCACCGGCTCCGCAAAATGAGCCGTCCAGTCCGGTCAATATGTGCGGACTGTATTACCATGCACACTGCCAGACGTTCGGAGATCTGCCGGCTGTCCGTGATGGTCAGTGGGCCGGTACGAAGGGCAAGGCCAAACGGATCGAAGCGCTGTGGATAGATCCGCCGGAAGGTGTCGAGTTGGAAGTCCAGGTGCATCTCCAGACGGAAGGATGGAAGGAGCCGGTTCGACTGCTGCATGGCAACAAGATTATGCTCGGAACCACGGGCCAATCCAGGCGGCTCGAAGCAGTCAAGATCCGCTGCATTAAAAACAACACCGGGAAGACGCTGCATCTGCAGGGACACGTCCAGACCTACGGCGACACGGCTATTGTCGGTGAGGGCATGGAATGTGGCACGACAGGAGCGGCGAAACGGCTGGAAGCAATTAGAATATGGTTTGAATAACCGGCGGTACGGAGGCGTCCGTATCGTGGCGGTTATCCTCCTGTTGGGCGGCGTTTGGGTGTAATTATCATACCTGGGCGCCGCTTTTTTTGCGTGTATATGGACACAAATATGGACACGGACAAGAAAAAACCCAATAAAATAAGGGCTTTTGTGAGTATGTCAATGGGTTCGACTCCCACCGTCTCCATAAAACGGGGAAGCGTTGAAAATACAGCGTTTCCCCATTTTTTGTTGATTTTATGCGGTTTTCAGGACTTTAAAGGGTTCAGAATTCCGAACGGTTAGACGGCTATTTTGGACTTTAAAATGGACACAAAATGGACACGACAGACAAAAATGGACACGAAAATGGACACGTCAGCCGATGAGATCCAGCATGGAATCAGACACCATTTCTGCAATCTCATTATCATTCATCGAGTGCATATAATTACTGCGTAAAACTTTTTCGTTTTTGTGGCCGGTTATATTCTGGATCTGCATATCCGACATATGAAGAATGTTATGACAGTACGACACGAAGAAATGCCGGAGATCATGCAGCCGCTGATGTGGCACACCGCTCCGGATAAGGAGACGGTTGAACGCTTTTGATATTCCTTCCGGAGTGCGGTCGGTGATATATCCCAACTCTCTGATCCGGTCTGCCGTTTCCGTTGGGATCCTGACATATCTGTCAGACGTGGTGTTTTTCGTGTATTTTATATGCAGTTTGTTGTCCGGGCCATATACAAGAGCCTTGCAAACGTGCAGCCAATCACCGTCCAGATCGTCCAGAGTGAGAGCGCATATTTCGGATCTACGCATTCCGAACAGGGCAAGCGTGAGCGCAACGTCCAGATTCCTGGCTTTTGCGTTCTCCATGAACCGTTTTACCGCTGCTTCTTCCGGAATCGTGATGTTTGGCTTTACCTGCTGCGGAAGCGTGACCGGTGGAAGATTAAACCCAGCATATTTGAACACAGCAGACAGGAAGCCGTGGTAATTGCTGACGGTTTTCGGAGAGTTGCCAGCTTTCACTCTGGCGTTGATAAGCGTTTGCAATTCTTTTTGCCCCACGGATGCCACTGAGAGCGCACAGAATCGCCCGTGTTCGCTCCTGAGCGTCTTAGCCAAAGAAGTATAGGCTCGAAGCGTAGAAGGGCTTAAAACGGGTTCTTTTGCGTCTAAGAACGCGGTCATTGCACTTCCGACCGTCTGCCTGGTGGTGACATTTCGATGTTCATCGGCGTATTCGGAAGCTATTCGCCGCAGTTTGGTTTTGTCTGCATGGGTGAATGACTTCCGGATCGGCTTGCCGTTTTCATCATGGCCGATGATCACGCGGACACGGTAATTGCCTGATGGGAGTTTTTCGATTTTCATTTTAGTTCCTCCTCCGCAAGCTGAATATCATAGAGCTTTTCGGCATATGAGACGACCTTGTGAAGGTTTTCTTTCGATAATTTTTGAAGCACCGGAATGATTTCCTGATAGTAAAGGTTTCTGCCATCCGACATATCTCCGGAGTCTGGGCCAAGGGTCTGCGGCGTATAAATTGATACATCCATACCCATTAACCAGCTGGGGTTTACCCCGAGCGCATTGGCTATGAGAAGTAGTCTTTTTTCTTTCGGTTTTGCATAACCACTTCTGTATTGGCTGATTGTAGATTCTGCGATGCCTGTCTTTCTTGCTAAATCTACAGGTTTTATATCTCGTAATGCGATAGCTTTTTCGAGTCTCGTGCGGAAATCTTCCTTTAATTCGATCATGCCATCCTCCCATATACTCCCCAAACACATAATAGCATTTGTTGTCATTGCTTTCAATTAACGAAATGTAAAGATTCAAAAAATTAAAAATTACCCTTTACAACACACTTTCAAAATGGTAAAGTAGTCCCAGAGGCAGAAAGGAGGTGAAGAAAATTGAGCAGAGAGAACCTGAGACTTAGAGGCAGAATTATCCAGAAATACGGTTCACAGGGCGCATTCGCAAAGCATTTAGGCAAAACAGAGCAGACTATCACAGCTAAATTAAACGGCCGTTCGCAGTTCTCGCAAGACGACATTTTAAACTGGTGTAATGCTCTCGACATCGTTGCTGATGATGTTGGCGAATATTTTTTTGCCGAAAAACTTTCAAACGGTTAAAGATACGGAGGAAATATGCCACGCCTGAAAACACCAGACAACACAGCCAGAGCCTACCTGTTCCGGGTGCCGGTCGCACGGCTAGCCCGTAAGGTCGGATGGTGCAAGTCGACATCGTTCGAACGAAAGAAACAGCCGGGCAAGATCACACTGGACGAACTGGCGGTCCTGGTCAGGGAGAACGAGGTAACAGAGGATGAGCTGTATAAGCTCGTAACAATGCGATAAGGGGAGAAAAAAATGAGACTGAAGGGGAGATACATCAATGACAATTTGGTACTGAAACACGAACCGGCCGGCGTATTCGAGGATCCGATCGGCGAAGGAATAGCGGAGTTGCGCGTGGAACCGCTGGACGTTGTGTGCATCGTGCCGCGACCTGTCCGGAGAAAGCGGTCACACAACAATCTCCGCAAGGCACTGGTTCTGCTGAGCGTGATCGCACTGCCTGTCGCATTCGTGGCCCTCGCTGACGTGCTGGCGGCTAGTCCGCAGCTGTTTTTCGGGAGCTTTGCCGCGTGCTTCGGCTGGCCGGCGATCGTGTTCTGGGCAAATTACAGAGACTGAAGGGAGGCGATATGGATACAGGGAAAAAGTTGACCGCTCTGCACGGCAATGCAAAAGCGGCCTATGTGGAACTATTAAACGCATTTTCATTTTAACAGAAAGAGGTACGAAATTGCAATACGACAAAATTGATGCAGTAAGAAGGTCAGATCTGTGGGAGCTCCGGAAAAGCCCAGCGCATTATCTTTACGCAGTCACTAATCCAGGGAAGGAAACGGCTGCACTGAAGTTCGGGACTGCTGCCCATAAATTCATCCTGGAAGAGGACGATTTTTGGAACCAGTACGCACTCGCTCCGGAAGTCGATCGCAGAACGAAGTCCGGGAAAGAAATCTATGCTGCATTCTGTGAGAACCTAGGTGATAAGGAACCGATCAGCGTGGCGGACTACGGCACGATCATCCAGATGAACGACGCAATCATGGCAAACAAGACGGCAGCGGCACTATTAAAGACAGGCCGGCACGAGGTCCCGATCGAGTGGAACGAGTCCGAAACAGGCGAACGGTGCAAATGTCGTCCGGATGTACTCACGGAATACAACGGTCAGAAATACATCGTGGACTATAAGACCACGACCAGCTGCGAGACGGGACACTTTGAACGGTCATGCAGGTATTACGGCTATAAGCTGCAGGCGGCCATGTACTCAGATGGAGTATTTTCTGACACGCTCGAGCCGTACCGGTTCGCATTCGTAGCCCAGGAAAAAGACCCGCCGTACGCAGTCCGTGTGTATTTCTGTGACGATGGATTTATCGACGAAGGTATGACGCTGTTCCATGAGCTGATCGGCATATACCACAACTGTAAAAAGTCCGGTGAGTGGCCGGGATACGAAGACGAGGAGCTGTTTGGAGATGAATAAAACACACTGGAAAAAATGGAAGAATCCTAATTATCTCGGGGCATGGGATTTTCAGCCCGGAGAAGAGAAAACCCTGACATTCAAGAGCGTGCAGCAGGAGATTGTCCAGAACCAGAACGGCAAAGAAGAATGCACCGTCGCACGGTTCGAAGAAAATGTGAAGCCGTTCATTCTGAATACGACAAACTGCAAGGCTATATCAAAAGTATGGGGTACGCCATACGTCGAGGACTGGATCGGGAGGAAGATCACGCTGAAAGTAAAGAAAATCTCTGCGTTCGGCGAAATGACTGACGCGGTCCGCGTATCCAATGAGCGTCCAACAGAAACAATCATGTGTGAATTGTGCGGCAAGCCTATCACGGCTATTCCAGGACGCACTGCACAGGCTGTGGCTGCGGCTACAAAAGCCAAATACGGAAAAACAATTTGTATTGATTGCGCGAATAAGGAGGCAAAGAAATGAGCGAACTGAACATCAACAATCTGGAACTCGACGACAATATTCTCGAGGTGCTCCCGGACGGAGACTACCATTTCACAGTCGACAGTCATGAGGTCGGATATTATTCCGGAACGTCTACGAAGATCCCGGCCAACACGCAGCAGGTGACGTGCTATCTGGCAATTCCATACGAGAAGGACGGAGAGCTTAAAACAGCTAAGGTCCGGAACACACTGAATATTTATAACCGCGCATTATTTGCTGTCCGTCAGTTCGTTGAGTGCATCGGCATGGTCCCGGAAAAAGGCAAGATGAAGGTCGACCTGGACAAAATCGACGGTTTGACTGGTGTATGCAGCCTCGTGACTGCTGAAACGAAAAGCGGCAATGAGGTTAACAATGTGCAGCAGTTCTATCCGCCGTCGAAAGCGCCGGCAGTAACGGCAAACGACGAAGCGTGGAGAAAGAAAGATGATTTTATGGAGATGAACAGCGATGACAACCCGTTCGGCATTTAATCTGAGACCATATCAACAGGAAGCCGTCGCAGCCATCAACCAGAAATGGAATGAGTGGGATCGGGAGCTTTTAGTGCTCCCGACCGGCTGCGGCAAGACGGTCGTGTTCAATACAGTGGCAAATGGGCGGCCAGGGCGGACGCTAATACTCGCGCATAGAGACGAACTAATCGAGCAGGCCCGAGATAAATTTTGCGGTATGTTCGGAGAAATGCCCGGAAAGATCAAAGCGCAGGAAAACGATATTCGGCGCGTGACGGTCGGATCCGTGCAGACAATGTGCCGGCGGGATTATTCCGGTGCCTTCGATACGGTCATTGTAGACGAAGCGCATCACGCAGTATCTCCATCATATCAGACATTACTGCAGCAGTTCCCAGACGCGAAAGTGCTGGGCGTGACAGCGACACCGGACAGGGGCGACAAGAAGAGTCTTGCAAAATATTTCGACGGTATCGCATACGAATACCAGTTGAAAACTGCAGTCCAGGAAGGTTATCTGTGCGAGATCATGGCAAAGACCGTACCGCTACAAATCGACTTGAACGCCGTCAAGGTGTCGCTGGGAGATTTCGATGTGGGGAGCATAGCGGCGACGCTCGAGCCGTATCTGCCGCAGATAGCTGAAGCCATCATGACAAACGCATCGGCCAGGAAGACAGTCGTGTTTTGTCCGCTTATCAGTATCGCTCAGGAACTTGCCAGTATGATACCTGGAGCGAGAGAAGTGAACGGAAACAGCGCGGACCGAAAAGAAACACTGGAGTGGTTTGACAAAGCTGGAAAAGGTGCGGTGCTCTGCAATGCCATGCTGCTGACAGAAGGATGGGACTGCCCATCATGTGACTGCGTTGTAGTGCTTAGGCCAACTAAAATCAGGAGTCTGTATTGTCAGATGATCGGACGCGGCACACGGTTAGCCCAGGGAAAAGAAAACCTGCTGATACTCGATTTTCTATGGCTGTCGAAAAAGCACAACCTGTGCAAGCCGGCATCTCTCATATCTGAAAACGAGGTGGACATCGAGGAAGTCGTCACCAGGTCAGAAGATGAAGAAATCGACCTGTTTGGAGCGATAAGCGATGCGGAAGAGGCACGGCGGGAAGCACTTGCCAGAGAACTGGAAAAGCAGGCACGAAGGAAATCAAAACTTATAAATCCACTGGAGCTGTTTTCACTTATTGACGACATTGGCCTGGTTGACTATGAACCCACATTCAAATGGGAAGAGGCCGACGCAACAGATCGGCAAGTAGAAGCGCTACAGAATTTCGGCATTGATGCGGAAGGTATCACAAAGGGATACGCCAGCGCGATTCTGGACAAAATCATCAGCAGAAGCAACGCTAATATGGCGACGGTAAAACAGATCAAATGCTTGAAGAAATTCGGGTATGATCCTGCAGACTGGAGCTTTGACCAGGCAAGTAAAAAGATTTCGCAGTTGGCCGCCGTGAATTGGAAGAGGTGGAAACTACATGATTGACTACAAACTATTAAATGCGATACCGCCGGACTGCAGCTATGACGAATGGCTGAAGGTCGGTATGGCTCTGAAGCATGAGGGCGCTGACTGTTCCGTCTGGGACGATTGGAGCCGTCATGGGAGCAAGTACAAACAAGGCGAATGCGAGCGAAAATGGCGGTCGTTCCATCGGAGTGATGTCACCGGCGGAACACTGTACCATATCGCGACACAATACGGATACGTGCCGGAAAGAGACGAAACGGTGTACGACATTCATAATCTGCTGCTTGATGAGATCATCGTGGACCCTACTTTTGTATCGCCCAGAAAGGTGCCACCGGTACCGGACAGGTATGATCCGAAAGGCGATATGCTCGAGTACTTCAGCACACTGTTCGAGCCGGACGACTTTGTGGGGTACTGCGTCAAGTTCTTCCAGAACAAAGACAAGGAATGGAAGCCCGAGCAGACCATATGGAGACGGACAGCCGGAGACATCATCGAAAAGCTGCGTGCGGGATCCATAGAGAACGCGATCGGTACCGTCAATCCGTATGCGGGCGCTTATGTACGGTTTAATCCGCTCGATGGCAAAGGCGAAAACAATGCCAATGTGACTCGATGGAAGTACTGCCTGATCGAGTCGGACACGGACAGCGTCGAAAAGCAGTACAGCCTGCTGAAGGAAATGAATCTGCCGATCACGTTCCTGGTCAGCTCTGGCGGGAAAAGCCTGCACGCCATCACACGCGTTGACGCAGAAAACGCTCAGCAATACAAACAGCGCGTCCGGGAACTGTACGCATTTTGCGAGAAAAATGGTCTGAAGCCTGATGAGCAGGACAAAAACGAAAGCAGGTTCAGCCGGCTTCCAGGTGTAAAACGTGGCGATAAATGGCAGTACATCGTCGAACGTAATATCGGCGCGGAGTCTTATGACGCATGGATCACATGGCGCGAGACACAGGCGGACGATCTGCCGGCGGACGAAACTCTCGCTGATGTCTGGGATAATATGCCGGATCTGAAGCCGGAGCTGATACCGGGGATCCTGAGAGTAGGGCACAAGCTATTGCTTGCCGGTCCCAGTAAAGCCGGAAAGTCGTTTCTATTAATCAATCTGGCTATTTCTATTGCGGAGGGCGTTGACTGGCTCGGTGCAAAGTGCAAGCATGGCCGCGTGTGCTACGTCAATCTGGAGCTTGACCGGGCATCATGTCTGAGACGGTTCCGGGAAATCTACGACCGACGCGGACTGCAGCCGAAAAACACGGAGAACCTCACGATCTGGAACCTGCGCGGACACGCTGCACCAATGAATAAGCTCGCGCCGATACTGATACACCGGTTTAAGGCTAAAGGATATGCTGCCGTCATTATTGACCCGATCTATAAGGTCATCACCGGCGATGAAAACAGCGCGACGGAAATGAGTGAGTTCTGCTCGTACTTTGACAATGTAGCAACCGAGATGGATGTATCTGTCATCTATTGCCATCATCACAGCAAAGGTGCGTCCGGTAAATACTCGAATGCAGCGGACCGGTCATCCGGATCCGGCGTGTTCGCGAGAGACCCGGACGCGATCCTGGACCTGCGGGAGCTGAACGTGGATGGTCTGACAGATAAATACAAAGCGGATCACGCTGATGCGTGTGAGGTGCTGACCGGTTGGGAAGTGTCCGGAACGCTCCGGGAATTTGCTCCTGCTCAACCGCTGCGAGTCTGGTTCGATTATCCGCTGCATGTGGTCGACAATCATAATTATCTGGCAATCGCGAGCTATTCCGACTCAGGAAGCTCCGGGCGCGGGACAGGTAAGGACCAGAAACAGCAGACAGACTGGTATCAGATCGTCGAGGACTTGCTTGGCCTGACTTCGGACACTGCAGTGAACATCGAGGCAGTAGGAATTAAAGAGGGAAACGCAAAAAGCAAGTTCCGGGCCGGTACGGATTACGAGCTGGCAACAGTAAACGGAGACAAAGTAGTACACAGGCGGACCGATGACGAGATTGTATATTTCGGAGAAAAATACACGCGAAAGCGGTTCGGGAATATCAGTAAATGGGAGCCGGTTGCCGGTTGAAAAACCCTTTATATACAAGTAACTGGTAACCAGATACCCATCACTCTTTACGTGTTACCCTCTGCGGGGACGAAGTACCCCCGCGAGGGGAACCCGAAAAAAGAGCGATTGAAATGGCCGGAGAAAAAAATGACCGAAACACAAGAACAAAAACAGCTTATCCAATGGTGTCGCACGGATCCGCGTCTGCAGTACCTGTTTCATATCCCAAATGAGTCCGTGGGCGGGCAGGGTTGGATCGTCCGCAACAGGCAAATGGGAGTGAAGGCAGGCGTACCTGATCTGTTCTATCCAGTCCCGCTGCATGGCTATCATGGGATGTTTATTGAGATGAAGGCCGGCAAGGGACGAACGAGCCAGGAACAGAAGCAATGGATCGAGGCGCTGGAGACATTCGGATATAAATGCGTAGTGGCACATGGATGGGAAGAAGCCAAAAAGGCATTGGAGGAATATATAGCATGAATATACGTGAAGAAATCCTGATGCAGATTCGCCGGTTCGAAAACTGCGTCCGTGGTTTGGACGGAAGTATTGCGGAAGAGACCGACGAGCAGGACAAAGAGCAGCTAATGGCACGGCGGTGGACATATGCACAGGAAATGATCCCGACATTGAAGCGACTGCTGGAACTGTGCCCGGCGAAGAAGACAGCGACGATCATCATGAAGTTTAATAATCAGCCACAAGAGGAATATCCGTTCGGGACGTTTGATTTCAATACGCCGCTTGAGCGCAGATATGTGAATGAACAGGCAATGCAGTTACGGTATGAACGACATTGTGAAACGGAAGTGAGGGTGAATGAATAATGCTTGATTTCGGATTTTACAACATGGACTGCATGGAAGGTATGAAGCAGTTTCCCGACAAGTATTTCGATCTTGCCGTTGTAGACCCACCTTACGGAGACGGTTCTGGAAATGAGGGGGGGGTACTGGAACAGGTTCGGCGAACGGTTTGACAAGTACAAGAATTCCTCGGGGGGGTGGCACGGCAAGCAGAAGTATCACCTCGGTACATACTCAGCGGAAGAACGTCAGAAAACCGGACGGGACGTGGGGTTATGCGAACTGGCGGAACATGGGCGGAGAAATTCTCAAAAAAATCATTACGTGGGATGTTGCCCCGGAAAAAGAATATTTCACAGAGCTTTTTCGCGTCTCACGGAATCAAATAATTTGGGGCGGTAACTATTTCGACCTTCCGCCGACGCGGTGTTTCTTGATATGGCGAAAGACCAATATCCCAGAATCGTTCAGCATGGCAATGTGCGAGTACGCATGGACATCGTTCAATGAAAACGCAAAAATGTTCGAATTCTCTGCTGCCGGACAACCTGGAAGATTCCACCCGACACAGAAACCCGTACAGCTTTATACATGGATTTTAGAAAATTGGTCAAAGCCGGGCGACAAGATATTAGATACACATTGTGGCAGTGCAAGCAGTTTGGTCGCCTGTCATGAAACTGGTCGGAAATATGTTGGCTTTGAAATCGACGAAGAATATTACCGACAAGCAAAGGAACGACTCGAACGAGCAGAAAATCAAATGAATATTTTTTCAATGGGCTACAACCTATATCAGGAATAGGAGGTACACAAAATGAGCACAGGCGATAAAATCCCATGCACCTGCCTGACAGACGCATTCGTCAAGATGGACGACCTGATCCGGCAGGGGTATGGAGTGGAGCTGGAACATAACAGACGGAGCACAACGATCACGATCAGGGAGGTGCCGGACACCGCTGACAACTAAGCTCCACAACCGCCGCATAAAACTATAGACCATCCATGCAAAGAAAGGAAAACCAGAGGTAATTAACATACTCCCAAACTTATCCATATGCCCTGAGCGGCGGCAGGGCGGTCAGAAGGAAGGACAGCAATGAAAGGCGAGAAGAACGCAAAGTATATAACGTACAACGGCAAGACACAGACCATGTCGGCATGGGCGAAAGAATGCGGAATGTTGTTGCAGACATTCACACACCGCTATCGTGCATGGAACGGAGACATGGACAGGATAATGAACACACCGCTCCGGGAAGCCACTCGTTATTACGTGGGCGGCAAGCATAGAACGGTAAGGGAGATGGCAGAACTTAACGGGAATGTTTGTCCGGATACAATGTGGCGGTGGTTGGCACACGGGGTAAGCCCGGATGAAGCCGTGACGAAGAAAAAGCGCCGTGCGAGCTGGGGCAAGAACGAGGGAAAGCAGGGCTTGAAACCGACCGGGTGCACGCATCCTGATTGTGATAATTGTCCGTATGATGACTGCAAGTGGTAAGGGGGATGAGTATGAGTATCGAGGAAGCAATCAGGCAGTTGACTGATATAGGCAGGACGATAGCCGCGCAGGGGAAGACTTCAGAAGAAACCGGGAAGAACTTTATTGCACTGGAGATGGCGGTCAATGCGCTGCTGGAACGGGAAAGGCGAGAGGACGATGGAAAATAAGCAAACAAATAAGCAAACAGACTTTGCAAATCATGGTGACACAATTAGCAGACAGACTGCGATTGATGCGCTTACGCACAAGTGGGATGGGATGGTGACAAGTGTGTTTGATGTTATTAATTCATTGCCATCCGCACAGCCAGACCTTGACTCAGCCTACACCGAGGGATACACGCAGGCAGAAGCAAAGTACAGGGCGATGTGGGATGAGATGCAAGCCAACATAAAGGAAAAGGCATTCGGCAAGAGGAAAGGCTTGATACACACGGCAGATATAGATGCCATGCCGACCATCGAAGAGCGCAAGACGGGGAAGTGGGTATGCATAAAAGAGTATTGCGACCATCTAAACGAAGAAGCAGAACGAGAAGGAAAGGGCAACAGGTATATGCCGTCAGGAATGAATGTTCACGTGTATTGCAATCAGTGTTGGGAATCAAATGATAGACGGACAACATACTGCCCGAACTGCGGAGCGAGGATGGTACAGGAAGGAGAAGACAATGACGGATAAAGAACGCAAAAGCTGTATACATACAATAGAGTTGCTTAGACGGCTTGCCTTTAATGTCCACGGCGTGATGGATGTGATAGATGCGGAGAACTGCGACAAGATAATCAAGATGTTGGAACAGCCTACCGCACAGCAGTGGATACCGTGTAATGAAACACAAACAGAACCAGACCACGAAGTGCTGTGTTGTGATGAGCATAGTGAGGAATTGATTGGATGGTTGTCATACTATTGTGGACGGGAACAGTGGGTGTGTGAGTCGGATGGAGAAATCATGTATGACGTTGTTGCATGGATGGAGAAGCCTAAACCGTGGAAGGGAGAACAGCCATGAGTGAACTGAAGCCTTGTCCGTTTTGTGGTGGTAAACCCAAGTCTGGCGTAGAATTTTATGAGAGCTGTGGAAGTAAAGTCAAGCTTTATGCTCAAGTATGGTGCGAAAGATGTCACGTTGGAAGAGGAGTGATATTTAATGCTACAGATATTCAATTAGTGCCGTTTCAAACATATGTCAATGCTTTTGAAAAAGCGGTTGAGAAATGGAACAGACGGGAAGGAGAACAGCCATGAAATGTGCAAAATGCCCCTTGTATCATTGGTGGAGCAACGAAAGCGACCGAGGCGAAGCGTGTGCGATATTTGGCGATGCTTGGGACAGCCCTTTTCAGTATGAGGACAAAGATGGGAGCGTAGTAGGTTGCTACCTTGACAGGCACTTTATTAAAAAGGCAGATGCTGAAAGAGATGAATACTACTTGTCAATGGCGCAACACTTTATTGACGAAGGCTTTTAGCCGAAGGAGAACAGCCATGATCATAGCACTATGGATTATAGCAGTATGCGAGGTTGTCAGAGCGATACAGAACGCCATACAGATACACAGTATACTGCAAGACACTACCGCACGGGACAATGTCTATGCGGAATTTATTAAGAGTCTGAAGTCAACGGACAGGGAGTTTGTGAGAAAGATGTTGGAAGAGTTTGAGCGGCAGGAAGGAGCAGAGAAGGAATGAGAAGAGTAAAAGATACATGGGAAACGATAGAAGAAACGAAAACCGCTTTGATTGGCGATGTGAAAAAGCCAGAACTTTATTTGATTCCTCTGTTGTCGCAGATAGCGTTATCGCTTGCGGTCATAGCAGATAAGCTGACGGAAGACGAGGCAGAGCCATGATACTATTGCTTATCCTGACCGTCCTCATGATCGCCGTGGAACTTCCCGTCACTATCCTGTACCACAGGGAAGAGGATGTGTATGTACTGACAGCGAGTGTGTTCGCTCTGCTGATTGAAATAGTGTATATGAGGTGCTTATGACAGCAAAAGAATATCTATCTAAAATACAAACATATCGCCGGGCGGTACAGACATACGCTGACCGCATCGAAGAACTATACCACGATGCTTCCGGGTTGAAAGCTATCGTCTACGACAAAGACCGGGTGCAGGTATCTCCAGAAAACAAACTGGAAAAGATATTCGAGAAGATTGACCGTGAGGCTGAGAAGTATGCCAAAGCCCGGCTGAAACTGGAAGCAGAAGTGCAGAAACGTGTCGACCAGATCGCAGGGTTAGAACGTGCAGAGTATGCAGAACTGCTTCGGATGCGATATATCGAGGATATGAACCTGCTGCAGATCACGCTCGCCATGAAGGATAAGGACGGCGGTCAGCGGTATTCTTATGACCATGTTAAGCATGTGCACGGGTGGGCGCTGTCAGCATTTCAAAAAAAATATTTGAATAACACCAAATGACACTTTGACCTGTGGTAATGTGCTATCAGGGAAAGCAGGATCACGACGCTTCAGGATTCTTTTTTCATCAATATCTCTCCTTTCATGTGGGCGGTCGAGTCAATCGGCTGCCCTTTGCTATTGTCGATGAAGATTAAAAGCAGAAATAAAAAACCGCGACAGCGTAAGGTCATGTACATATGCAACCGGAAGAAATGCCAGCACTGTATACCGGAGTGTCATCATACAGCCGATCCGGCATTCGCAAAATACAAAGAACACATTGCATTCGACCCGGGGAAGGACGGGATCCTGTGGGAGCTGAGATAAAATGTTATTAATTGCAATAATATTGTTATGGCTTATGACAGACATCCCATTATGGGTGCTGCTTGGCATCGGCCTTTTAATATGGGCGGTAACATATCATGAATAACCCACGGCACCAGAACGGAAACCTGCGTCGGAAGATGCGCAAACGGTTTATAGCTATGGGTTTACCCTGTGCGATCTGCGGCCGACCAATACACTATGACGAGCCTTCAGATGCAAAGCATCCTTTGTCTTTTGTGATAGATGAGAAAAATCCGGTGTCCAGGTATCGGGAATTCGGATATGACAGCCCGGCTGCTGC